TGCCGCCTCTGGGGTTAATTAGTAATTCTTTTAAAGGAAAATTATCATGGCATTACCTAATGGTGCAGGCGGTTATCAACTCGGCGACGGTAACGTCGGTGAAGCACAACTGTTCGTGCAAGGCGCTCCTACAGCGTTGACTGCTGCCGCTACCGCTACAGCGGCTCAGTTGGCAAATGGTTTGTTTACTTTCAACGGCACTGCCGGCAACTTGACTTTGCCTACAGTTGCTGACTTGGAAGCAAGCATCAGCAGCGCTCAGAAAGTTAACGCAGCGTTCGACTTCTTCGTCGTCAATACTGACGGCGCAGATGCTGTTACGCTGGCAGTTGGCACTGGCTGGACAATTGTCGGCGCTGCCGCTGTTGCCCTGTCTACTTCTGCTCACTTCCGCGCCCGTAAAACCGGCGACGGTGCTTGGACTGCATACCGCATTTCCTAATCCCAAAGGGGCTTCGGCCCCTATTTTTAAGGAAAAACTATGTCAAATACCAAAGCTACCGGCGTTGCATATCTGGATCCCGAATTCAGCACAATGTACGCAACCGATGAAATCGGCTACGCTGCTGCGGCTCAAGGCACTGTGACGCAGGCTACAGACAAGTCAACAGCGGTCACGCTGAACAAGTCTATGGGCCGCATCACAATGAATAATGCGTCTTTGGCAACCGCCACTAACGCTACATTCACTTTGAACAACAGCGCTATTAGCGCTAACGACACTGTGATTTTGACAATTTCTGGTGGTCAAGCGACTGCCGGTTCTTACAACGTGTTTGCCAATTCATTGGCAACAGGCTCTGTCAGCATCACATTGCGCAACATTTCAGGCGGCACGCTGTCTGAAGCTGTTGTTATTAACTTCTGCGTTATCCACGGCGAAAGCTAAACCAAAGGGGGCTAATCACCCCCTTCCTAATATGAACATTACAATGATTCACCCTGTTCACGGCGCTAAAGTTGCCACCATGGAACTTGAGGCCGAAGCAGATGAAAGAAATGGCTGGACGCGCTACAATCCAGACACGCCTGAACAAGCGGCTCCCGTGGTGAACACGTTGGAGATTAAGCGCCGCCGGTCTAAGCCGGTAGAGGAAACAATCGAAGGAGTTTGAACATGGCAACGTATACCGCTGGCGAGCAAATCAACCGAGCATTGCGACTGCTAGGTATACTGGCCGAAGGCGAGACGCCTTCCGCATCCATGTCCAACGACGCTTTGATGGCGATGAACCAGATGATTGAGTCGTGGAACACAGAGCGTTTGTCTGTGTTCTGCACTCAAGATCAAGTTTTTAACTGGCCATCAAGCCAGATCAAGCGCACGCTTGGCCCAACTGGTGACTTTGTCGGCAACCGCCCCGTGTTGTTTGACGACGCGACATATTTCAAAGCGCCAAGCGGCGTTTCTTACGGTATCAAATTTATCAATCAACAGCAGTACGACGGTATTGCTGTTAAGAATGTCACATCGACATTCCCGCAAGTTATCTTTGTAAACATGACATACCCAAATGCGGAAATGTATGTTTACCCAATGCCTACTCAAACGCTTGAGTGGCATTTTATCTCTGTGCAAGAGTTGACGCAACCCGCAACGCTTGACACGCAACTGAACTTCCCGCCTGGCTATCTGCGTGCCTTCACCTACAACTTGGCCATGGAATTTGCTCCTGAGTTTGGCGTTGAGCCAAGCCCACAAGTGCAGCGCATCGCCATGACTTCTAAGCGTAATTTGAAGCGCATCAACAACCCAGACGATGTGATGGCACTGCCCTACGCTTTGGTGGCCAACCGCCAGCGCTTCAACATCTATGCGGGTAACTACTAATGAAGACGCCGATTCTTGGCAGCAGTTACGTTGCACGCAGCGTCAACGCTGCCGACAACCGCATGGTGAATCTGTTCCCCGAGGCTATTCCCGAAGGCGGCAAAGAGGCGGCGTACCTTCAACGAGCGCCTGGCCTTCGTAAACTGGCCACTGTAGGCTCTGGCCCTGTTCGCGGTCTGTGGACACTTGGCGAATACGGTTACGCTGTGTCTGACCAGACGTTTTATCAGATCAACAAAGACTGGACATACACCGCGCTTGGCACGGTTAATGGCACAGGCCCTGTCAGTATGTCTGACAATGGTGTTCAGATTTTTATTGCTTGCAACCCAAGCGGTTTTATCTACAACACGCAGACTGGCCAGTTTGTGCAGATTTCTGACCCAGACTTCCCAGGCGCTGTGACCGTGGGTTATCTAGACGGCTACTTTGTTTTTAATCCACCTGACAGCCAACAAATTTGGGTGACTTCTTTGTTGGACGGCACATCCGTTGACCCGCTTGACTTTGCAAGCGCTGAAGGTGCGCCAGACGGCTTGGTGGCGTTGATTGTTGATCACCGCGAGGCTTGGCTGTTTGGAACTAACTCGGTTGAAGTTTGGTACGACGCAGGCACGCCTGACTTCCCATTACAACGCATCCAAGGCGCATTTAACGAGATCGGTTGCATAGCCCCCTACTCGGTTGCAAAACTGGATAACGGTCTGTTTTGGCTTGGTGCTGATGCCCGTGGCCGTGGTATTGTTTATCGTGCTAATGGTTATACGGGTGTTAGGGTTTCTACCCATGCGATTGAATGGCAGATTCAAGAGTACGGCAACATCTCTGACGCAATTGCTTACACATACCAACAAGACGGCCACGCCTTTTATGTGCTGACTTTCCCATCAGCCAACGCCACTTGGGTGTACGATGTGGCTACTCAGGCTTGGCATGAGCGTGCTGGCTTTGACAACGGTTACTTCACACGTCACTGGTCAAACTGCCAGATGGCGTTTAACAGCGAAGTCGTTGTGGGCGACTACGCCAACGGCAACATCTATGCGTTTGACCTTGATGTTTACTCAGACGATGGTCAGATTCAAAAGTGGCTACGCTCATGGCGTGCGCTACCGACAGGGCAAAACAACCTAAACCGTTCAGCGCACCACACTTTGCAACTTGACGCGCAGGCTGGTCACTATTTAGTTGGCACTGCGTCGATCATTGCTCAATACCTAACTACTGAGTCGGGCGACTTACTGATTACTGAAAATGATGAGTATTTGATTGACGAAACCGCAGGCTCGGCAACAGTTAACAAAGCGCCTGAGTTCATGCTGCGTTGGTCAGATGACGGTGGCCACACATGGTCAAACGAACATTGGTCTAGCGGTGGCGCCGTGGGTGCTTACGGCACTCGTATCTTTTGGCGTCGCCTTGGCATGACATTGAAACTGCGCGACAGGGTCTACGAGTTGTCAGGCACTGACCCAATCCAAATTGCTATTATGGGCGCTGAACTACACGCGAGCGCAACCAATGCTTAATGTCACGCAAATCCCCGCCTTACGGGTTCCTTTCATTGACCCCAACACGGGCTTGATTTCGCGTGAATGGTATCGCTTTCTTTTAAATTTGTTCACGCTGACTGGTAGTGGCAACAACCAGATTACGCTGGACGACATCCAAGTTGGCCCACCATCACATCAGAACTTGGTTGAACTGGCCTTGGCACAAGCCTTTGGCCTAACGCCGCCAGTGCAGCCGATTTCTTCGCCAGACTATTTTAGTAATGCCGCGCCAACGTCTTTGGTGTCGGCGCCTGACTATTTTAACAATGCACCCCCTGCTGCTATTGGAGTAGGCACAGTCACTAGCGTTGACGCCACAGTCCCTTCGTTTTTAAGCGTCTCTGGCGTGCCGATCACCACGGCGGGCACTATCGCTATTACCTACAGCGGAACGGCGCTTCCTGTGGCCAATGGTGGCACTGGCTCTACCTCTTTAACTGGCGCTGGCATTGTCACAATCTCAGACAGCCAAGTCATTACAGGCCAAAAGTCTTTTACCAGCCCCACTAGCCAGTTCCTTGGTCTTACCTATGCCACATCGGACGGTGGATCAGGCAGTAACGCATACTTTGGTGAAAATGCTGCGTATGCCACAATTGGCGGTGTTAACGGTGTTGTGTTGGCTAGTGGCTCAACTTTTCCTGGCACTGGCCGCTATGTAGGTGACTCGGTTTCTTGGCGCCCTTATGTAGATGCAACTTACAGTTGCGGCACTGGATCCCAGCGCTGGAGCAGTATGCACACCGTCAACTTGGCCGTTAGCGGCACAGTCACTAGCGGCACTTGGAATGGCTCAGTTATTGGCACGGCTTACGGCGGCACTGGTAGCAGTTCTTTGACTGGCGCGGGGATTGTTACAACAACCGCCAATCAAACAATCAGCGGGCAAAAATCTTTTACCAGTTATACCAATCAATTCCTTGGCATCACTTATGCTACTTCTGACGGCATTTCAGCAAGTAATGCTTATTTTGGTGAAAGCAGCGCATACGCCGTTGTCGGCGGCGTTAGTGGCGTTGTATTGGCTGACGGGGTAACTTATCCAGGAACCGCCCGATATGTGGGTGATTCTGTTTCTTTCCGTCCTTTTGCCGACGCTTCTTACAGCCTTGGCACTGGCCCACAGCGCTGGACAGCCGTGTACGCTGTTAATGGCACAATCCAGACATCGGACGGCAACGAAAAACAACAGATTGAAGAACTAAGCGCTGCTGAGTTGGCCGTGGCCAAACGCATCAAGGGCTTGATTCGTAAGTTTAAGTTCAATGATTCAGTCGCCGAAAAGGGCGACGGAGCGCGAATCCACGTTGGCGTGATCGCACAAGATGTCCATGATGCTTTCGTTGCGGAAGGTCTGGATCCCTATAAATATGGTTTGTTTTGCAGTGACACATGGACTACACTAGATGGAACTTCCAAAACTCGTTTAGGCGTGCGTTACGAAGAATTATTGGCTTTTGTCATCGCCGCACTTTAAGGAAAAACATGACTGCAATGCTATCCCCCAGCCCAAAACTACAGTTCTTTGCGTCTAGCGGTGACTTGCTAGTTGGCGGCAAACTCTACACATACCAAGCTGGCACGACAACGCCCCTGACGACTTATGTTGACTCGGCTGGTGTAACTGCCAACACCAACCCAATCATCTTGGATTCGCGTGGCGAAGCTAATGTGTGGCTTGGCTCTGGCTCATACAAATTTAAACTGACCACATCTACAGACACCGAGATTTGGACAGTTGACAACATCACATCAATTGATGCGTTTATTACAACTTTGTCTGGTGCAACTGGTTCGTCTTTGGTCGGTTACACACCGTCTGGCACTGGCGCAGTCACAACGACTGTGCAGGCTAAACTTCGCCAGACATTGAGCGTTAAAGACTTTGGCGCTACGGGTGACGGCACGACAGATGACACGACAGCATTCCAAAACGCGTTGACTGCGGCTGCTGGCAAGTCCTTGTATGTCCCCAACGGCACATACCTTTGCACAGGCCTGACAATCTATAGCGGCACAAACATGTATGGCGATTCGCCTACAACTTCTATTATCAAAGCCAAGGGTACTCTGGGCGCGTCAACTGCGCTATTGAAGAACCCTAACCAATCTGGCACGGCTTACTCTTACACAGATGTTGGTATTAGCATTAGCAATATCCGCTTTGATGGTAACAACTTAGGTTCGCGCACGGCTGAGTTGGTGTCGTTTGGCAAGGTTAATGATTTACACATTACCAATTGCCAAGTTTTCAACGTGCAATACA